TCATGTTAGGAGCCGGATGGTTTCTAAATGAACTTTGGCGGGCCGTAAAAGAATTGCGTAAAGACCTTCACACTCTTGAAGTTAATTCAGTGCCAAGGGCAGAATTTACAGAGGCCATCAGGCGTGTTGAGGATATTTGCGGAAAGATTTTTGATCGAATAGAAGCTCTTAAGTAACCATCCATAACAAGGGAGAGATGATATGGATAACAACAATGACACAGTAACTGTTTCAATTATTTTCACTATTAATGAGCTAAATCTTGTTCTGGCTGCGCTTGGAAAACAGCCATTTGAGATGGTTAATGGTGTTGTAAACAAAATTGTTGCAGATGCTCAAAGCCAACTTCCGGCAGCGCAGGCCGAAGATGATGAAACTTAAGGACAAGTGATGCCATCGGAACCAATTATCTATGCTTCAGCAAAAGTCTTCAGCGGAGTTGGTGGAATGACAGGGGGGTTTTCCCTCATGGCGTTTATCAAACCTAAAGGCATCTGGGACGCCGCTATTCATGGCGGCGTTTCCACATTTGCTGGCGTTGTATTTTCTGGTCCGGTTCTCAAGTACTTTGAAATTGCTCCAAACGATTGGGAATTTCAAATGATGGCTGGGTTCATCATTGGGTTCTGCGCTTGGTTTGTTATGTCAGCCGTTGCCAACTTCTTTCAAATAAATGAAGGCAAAGACATCGTGACGGTTGCCCAACAGACAAAGTCTCGGTTGGGCAAAGCTCCTCCTAAGAAAAGGGGTAAAAGATGATAGCCAACTTTCTTTATGAGCATCACGACGTTCTCTACATTCTGCAATTCATTGCCGATTTGCTTTTGTTTGTAGGCGTTGTGATTGCAATGTTGTCTCACAAGCTACCAAAATACCATGAGAAACCCCTTTATTTTGTGGGTTTTTTTGCGCTTCTATCAGCTTTTACAATTATAGCCACATGGGTTGAAGGCCCGATTGCCGGGATGTCTTATGCTAAAATAGGCATCATACCGGATACGGGAATGAATGTTTGTCTTTCTATCGTTGCGGCTCAATTCCTGTGGAAGACATACGGTCATAAATCAGAGGCGCCAAAGAAATCTATCCGTAAGCCAGCTGCAAAGCGGAGGAAATGATGGATATTCTAAAAACGTTTGGACCCTTGATTGGTTCCGTAGCGCCTACCATCGCAACTGCATTAGGTGGGCCAGTCGCGGGGATGGCAGTTAAGGCCATCTCAGGAGCTTTGTTTGGCTATGATGGTGCCACCAAAGACGATATTATGACCGCCCTTGCCAATCCCACTGGCGATCAGCTTGCGGCTCTTAAAAAAATAGATGCAGACTTTGCCGTGCAGATGAAGTCTTTGGACATTGATCTTGAGCGTATTGCAGCAGGCGATCGAGCCTCTGCCCGTGACATGCAGAAAGAAACAAAAGACTGGATTCCTCGCGCACTTGCGGTGTCAGTCACCGTGGGCTTTTTTGCCATCCTTCTTTATATGCTGGTCTATGGCTTGCCCACAACAGGCAATGAAGCACTTCTCCTTCTCCTTGGCGCTTTGCAGACTGCATGGGGCGGCATCATTGCGTTTTATTTTGGCTCATCCTCTGGCTCTCAAAAGAAAGATCAGATGATCTACAACTCAAAGCCGCTGGAGTAGATCGTGCAAGATAACTTTGAACAATGCCTTGCTCTGGTCCTGAAACATGAGGGCGGTTTTGTAAATCATCCCAAAGATCCGGGCGGCATGACCAATTTGGGCGTCACCAAGCGGGTATGGGAAGAGTATGTCGGTCATACGGTCGATGAGGCGGCTATGCGGGCCTTGGGTCCACAAGACGTAGCTCCGCTTTACAAGAAAAATTATTGGGACAAAATCCATGGGGATGAGCTTCCTGCGGGGGTGGATTACGCCTGTTTTGATCTTGCGGTAAACTCAGGAGTGGGTCGTGCGGCCAAGATATTACAAAAAGCGGTGGGCGTTAATCCGGACGGAGTCATCGGACCAGCCACTCTTAATGCTGTTGCGTCATCAAACCCTCGTGATTTGGCAACGGAAATATGCGATATTAGGTTGAGCTTTTTGCAAGGTCTTCCAACGTTTGATACTTTTGGCAAAGGTTGGAGCCGGCGCGTGGCTGAAGTTGAAAAAGTAGCTTTTGAGATGGTTGGATAGTGCCATGACTGTAAGCCAAACAGGGATGACTTTCAGCGAGTTGCAGACAGACGTTCAGAATTATCTTGAACGTGGGGCATCCGCAGCGGTTGACCCGATCGTTTATCAGCAGATTCCCCGTCTCATCACTCTGGCTGAGCGCAGAATTTCGGCCGATCTGAAGATTGAAGGCTTCATCGTGGCTGTAACAACCACCCTTCAGACGGGTGTTTCAGTCTATCAAAAGCCAGATCGGTGGAGGAAAACCATCTCGATGAATTTTGGCACCGGAGCGGGCAACCTGAGCCGCACTCCGATTTTTGCCAGAAGCTATGAGTATGTCCGGAACTATTGGCCGGACGAAGCGCAGACGGGTCAGCCCAAATTTTATGCTGACTACAACTATAACAACTGGCTGATCGGCCCGACGCCGGATGACGACTACCCGATCGAGATTCTCTATTACGAGCTTCCCGCTTTGCTGAGTGATACAAATCAGACCAACTGGCTGACCGAATACGCGCCACAGCTTATCCTTTACGGTGCGCTTTTGGAAGCTACCCCGTTCTTGAAGAACGACGAGCGTATTCAGGTTTGGCAGGGATTTTATGATCGGTCGATGGGAGCCATCAACAAGGAAGATTTGCAGCGCATAACAGACCGCGCCACGGAACGGACAGGGGCTTAATATGTCATATACAAGTGTCTTTGGTGGAGCGACGATCTACCCATCCGAGCTTTCTTATTTTGCCGTTACCCTTGATACGACGGATGTTGTCCTTGAGTGGCCTCTTGATACCAACAACGCCGTTAATCCAGCAGCTTCAATCGTTGAAGTTAACTGCACTGCTGGCAGTTTGAAGGTATTTCTCCCTGCCGCAAATCTTGCATCGACTGGTCAAACAATCCTGTTCAATAATGTTGGCACATCAACATTTACTGTCTGCGATACTGGCGGCAATACAATTGCATCAATTTCATCCGGTCAACTTTGGCAAGTCTATGTTGCAGATAATACCACGGCCAATGGTACATGGCGGCAATATCAATACGGTACTGGCGTTTCATCGGCAACCGCTGGTGCGCTTGCTGGTCTTGGTATCAAGGCAATCGCATCAACGCTAAATCAAGCTCAAGAGGTTGTATCATTCAACTCAAACTATACGGCTGGCACAGGCAACCGTTCTCAGCTTTTGGTTTGGACGGGTGGTACAGGCATATTAACCCTTCCTCTTCCGGCGACAGTCGGAAATGACTGGTTTATGGCTTTGCGCAACCAAGGCACGGGAACGATTACGATCGATCCTTCTGGCTCCAATCAAATTGATGGAGGCGCAACGAAGGATGTCGCGCCGACTAACTCGTGCTTCATTGTTTGCGATGGCACTCAATACTTCACGATCGGTTATGGCCAGAACGTCAATTTTGCGTTCAATTATACATCGATTAGCCTTAACCCTCCGGGAACAGGCACATACACGCTCTCAACCGCAGAGCAAAACAAGATTGCATATAAATTTACAGGCGCTTTGTCAGGAAACATGGATGTTGTTGTTCCTCCTACGGTGCAGCAATACTGGGTTGATAACTCGACAACCAACGCCTACACACTCACAATCAAGACAGCTTCCGGATCTGGTTATGCTGTTGCTCAGGGTTCTCGCGCAATTCTTTATTGCGATGGGACAGATGTTGTTAATGCGGCAACAGCTGGTATTTCTACGCCAATATCAATTGCAAATGGCGGCACAGGAGCAACGACTGCTGGTGGCGCACTAATTAATCTTGGCGGGGGATCTGTAGGTATTCAAGTTTTCCAATCTAGCACTCAAGCTCAAGCTCAAACTGCTATAAATGTTCTGTCAACAAATGATACTTTTGCTCTTGTGGTGGGCTTAAGCTAATGGCGCCACGGCCCGTACATATTCAGTCTAAACCGGGGATTAAACGTGATGGCACGATCTTCGAAGGAGACTTTTACGTTGATGGCCAGTGGGTCAGATTCCAACGTGGTCTCCCTCGTAAGATGTGGGGCTACCGCCAGATCATAAATAATCTTGGTGGCGCATCTCGCGGGATGTACACTTATCCTTACAACGGATTGCTTTATACATTTACAGGCAGTTCCGGATTGTTCGAGATGGTGACGATCGACAATGGTGGCATTGGTTCGGCGCCTTATGATCGCACCCCTGCTGGCTTTACAGACAATGCTTCAAATATGTGGAGTATAGATGCGCTTTTTGACACCGCAACAAGCGCAACAGCTATTTTTGCTCATGCAGCTCCAAATCTTTACGACATATCAAGTAGCACAGATACAACCATTTATGCGGGTGACATCACCGCAACGACAGCTTTGACAGCTCTTTCTGGTGCGCCTCAAGTATCTGGTGGAGTTTTGGCACTTCATCCTTATCTCGTGGCTTTTGGCAATAATGGTTATGTTGCATGGTCAGCCCCCGGCGATCCGACCAACTGGACAAGTGGTGGATCAGGCGAGGCATGGGTAACGGCGCAGAAGATTGTCGCTGCAATCAACACTCGCGGTGGCGCAGGCAACTCGCCATCGGCAATCCTGTGGAGTCTTGACAGCGTCATCCGTATGTCATTCACGGGGACGGTTGGAGCAGAGTTCTCATTTGATACGATCTCGGATGAAAGCTCTATTCTGTCAGCTCAATCAGTCATTGAATAT